GCTGCGGACATTCAGAAGTGGTTCAAGTACAACCCCGGTGCCACCGATGCGCAGATTTATGCCGTCATGCGTCAGTACAACGTGACTCCTGAACTGTTGCAACAGGCAATGGGTGGAAACCTTGCTGGCTACCAGCAGAGGTACACTGATCAACAACTGGCGTCTACTCCTACGGGTCTTGCGGGGTACGAACAAGCCTCACAGAAGGGTCTTACAGATGCAACGTCTCAGCTTCAAAGTACGCTGGCAAACATCAACAACCTGTACGGGGTAAATATCACAGACCTTCAGAACGCTGCTGCTGGCGCTAGGGGCGATATTACCAAGGGGTATGATGACGCTAGTGGCTATATTACCAAGGGCTATGGTGACGCTAGGGGCGATATTACCAAAGGCTATGGTGAGGCTAAGGGTTACTTTCAGCCGTTCTACCAAGGCGGTCAAACAGCCTATCAACAACAGATGGCATTATCAGGTGCGCTGGGCCAGGATGCATTCAACGCTGCCCGCCAAGAATCTCCTTATGAGAAGTTTCTTTTTGAACAGGGCATGAGGTCAAACCTTGCTGGAGCGTCAGCCACCGGTGGTCTTGGTGGTGGTAATGTTCAAAAGGAATTACAGAGATTCGGTCAGGGTCTGGCTTCGCAGGGTCTACAGCAGCAGATTGGTAATTTGAACACGTTGTCAGGCTATGGTTTCCAAGGCGCTGGCGCTTTGGGCAATCTCGCAACTGGCGAGGCTGGCATGATGGGCGATATCGGCCTAAGCACTGCACAGAACATTGCATCTGGGCGAAGCCAACAGGCTGGCTTTGAGGCTAATGTCGGCACGAATATCGCACAGATGCGGCAGAACACTGGACAGAACATTGCCAGCAACCGGATGAGCGTAGCTGAGATGATTGCTCGGCAGGAGGAGAACGCGGCACTCCAACAGGCGAAGATGCTGGAGTCGCAGGGCATCAATATGTCCAACCTGTATGGGACTCAGGGGCAGAATCTAATCAATCTTGGGCAGAATGCTTATGACCAATACATACAAGATGTACAAAACGAGGCAATGACGCAGGCTGATTTGTACCTGCAGCAGGGCAATGTGTTGGGTGGACAGCCATTTGCACAAGCGCAGTTGGCACAAGCAGATTTAGCACAACCACAATACGCACAACAGGCAGGGTTTACACAAGCAGAGTTCGCACAAGCGCCACCAACTAATTACTCTGGCATGGCGACAGACGCATTGAGCGCAGCAGGGACTGGTTACTATCTTGGACAAAGAATGCAAACCCCTGCTCAGCGTCCACAAGCGCCATACTTTTCAGGCAGCAATCCAAGCCCTTCATACTTATTGCAGCGCCCCAGTCAGCCATTCGGTCAGGCATCCACTGGGATTCCCGGCATGACACCTATTAACTACCTTACTGGCAGCATGGGCAGGGTGACTCCATAATGGCTATCAACACTGGTGATTTGTTAATGGGTCTCGGCGCTGCTATTGGCGGCACTGGCCCACAGTTTATCCAAGGTCTCGAGCAGAGAGATCGGCAACGGACTGAACAGAAGCGTGCTGAACTTCAGGCTAGACAGCAGGCAATGTATCAAGACGCTGCTACGGGTCTACAGTTGCTTCGAAAAGGCGACCTTGATGGTCTCATTACGCTGGGTGAGGATCGTTTGCAGCTTCTTCAGACTTACCCTGATGCTGATCCGTCTGACACTCAGAGGATCATACAGCTTGCACGTTTTGCAAAGCAAAATGACCCAGTAGCACTGCGTAATCTTGCAATGGAACTTACGGCAGCAACAAGCCGTGGACTGTCGATGGGTCTTGTCAAGATGCCTGAAGCGCAGATAATTCCGGGTTCGTCTGTAGTGAACGGCCAAGTCATTATGCAAGACGCAACGGGGAATCTTGTTGCTCAGACACCAGAGGGATTTACTCCTACCCCAGCAGACCGTGAGACAAAAGAAGACCAGCTCGGCGTACTTCGCTATACAGATAATGGTGAGCCAGTGTTCCCGAATGTTCAAGCTCCTAGTATATCCCCAGAAGAACGAACATCTGCGCTGAATAATGTCAGAGGGAATCTTGAAAACATAAACAAGAGCGTCTCTGCGGTTGTTGACTCATACAGCAAGATTGTAAGTCTTGAAACTCAAATGCGCAGGGGGAATCGCGGTGCTAGAAATGCTGCGATTATGAACTTAGCTAGACTAATATCTCCCGGAGTAGTGACTAACCAAGATGTTGCTGGTCTATCTGGAGCGGATACATCAATTGGGGCTATATTCTCATTCTTGGACGGGAAGGGAGTGGACATGACTCAATTGATGAGAATTGCTGATCCGCTCGGCGAATCATTCGACGTTGATGGTTTGCTCTCAATTGCTGGCAGCATCACATCAGCTGGTGTGCCATCTCTTCTAGCTCAATTTGATGACCAAGCTAAAATTGCAGATATTTATGGCGCATCTGATGCATTCAAAAAGGCATATTTGGGCGAATCGAAACTCAGGCAGCAGCTGAATAACATCATGCAGGGGATTGGTAGAGGCTCCAACGTGCCATCATTTGCAACTGACCAAGAAGCAGCAGCTGCCTACAATAGAGGCGAGATAAAATTAGGCCAGACCATAATTGTTGGTGGTAAGCAGTCAGTGGTTGAGGAGGAATAAATATGGTCAGGTTCGTTCGCACAGAAACACCGACTTATACCCAGCCGTACCAGCAGCCACAGCGCGGAATGGTTGATACTGGCATGGGTCAGATTAACGTATTTGATCCTACCAACCTACCTGCACAGCGTAGAGTAGTTGATGCTGGGGTGGAGAAGTTTAATGTACTTAATACCGCCAACCTGCCTGCAACTCAGCAAACTACGGTAGAACAGCGAGGCGTCAGATTTGTTCCTGTTCAACAGGATCGCAGAATGATCCCAATGGAAGCACGACAAGCAGCACAAGAACTCCGTCCGTGGCAGATGGGACAGATTGTTCCACAGGCCAACATTGCAGAACGGGCAGCACTAGGTGTGATGCAGCCTCTTACCATCAATGATGAAGAGTTTGCTGGGATGCTGAAACAGGCAGACCCTAGTATTGTGGTTGAGTCTGACCGTGAGAACGATGTGTGGAATGTCTACAGTCCACAGACTCAGAAGGCATTTGTCATCAACAAGAAGGGATTCTCGCTCAACGATGCATCAAATATCGCAGCTACTATGGCGGCGTCACTCCCTGCTGGTCGGGCAGCTACGATGTTTGGAAGAAGCGCATTAGAGGCTGGGATTCAAACCGGGATAGAGGGAGGACAGAAAGGACTTGGTGGGAAGTTTAACATTGAGGAGCCAATGTTGGCCGGTGGGTTCTCGATTGGCACCGACCTTGTGTCACTTGCAAGCCAGAAGGCAATGCAGGCTAGGCAATCCGCTAGAGGCGCAGCGTCTGTAATGGAAGAAGCTGGGCAACGTGGAGTATCTCCACAACAAGCGCAAACGGCATCTCAGATTGGCCAGGTAGTAACAAGTCAACAAGCTCCTGTACAGCAGGCTGCCAATCTTGCACGGATTATAAACCCTGATCCGAATGTAATAGCGGCGGGTCGGCGGCTAGGATTGAATGAGGTATTACCGCCACGGGTTTATTCCCGCAATCCGCAGTATGTTCAAGTAGAGCAGGCTATTGCTGGGATACCGGGAAACCAGATGGCTGCTGCCGAAAAAGAAGCAATGCTTGCCACAGCTGCGAAGGCCGACCAGTTCATAACAGAGTTCGGCGGGACTAGGGACATCTCCCAATTGAATGAGGGGATTGTTAATAACATCAACTCCACACTTGATGAATTGAGAGTGCAGTCCGATGTGCTGTACGACAACCTGTCGTCGTCCGTGAATAAGCGTCAGCGTGTGGACTCTTACGATATAAGAAAGTATTTGGTGATGAAGGCGCGTGACCTTGGTGGAGTTGATAATCTCAACTCATTGGAGAAGCAGGTACTCAGGCAGGTTTCAAGCAGTCGTCGTCCAACCTACGGGTATGTTGATAACTTGAGACAGTCTGTTGGTGAGAAGTACGGACAGGCTCTCAAGGGTAATCAGTTTGGGGATACCACCACCTACGAACTGAAGAACCTTTATAACCTGCTGACTGATGCGCAGGGGACGGCAATTGAAGAGATTGCAGGCAAAGAGATGAAGACATCTTGGGACGCTGCTAAAGGTCTAGTTCAACAGCGGAAGGCGCTTGAAGAAAGTGCTGTGAATCTGATGGGGAAAGAATTCATCCGTCCCATAATCCCGCAAGTAAAGGATGGGATAAGTTCGCTTGTTGAGAAGGGTGACGTTTACGGATTCAACAAGGTTCTTGAGGGCATCCCAGAACAGTATCGTCAGGCGGCAGTAGTATCAGCGGTTGATTACTTGTTCACCAAGAATGCGAAAACCCAAAATCAACTTAACATGGCAGGGTTTGCATCACAGTGGGAGAAACTATCTAGACAGCCAACAGCTAAGGCTCAACTCACAAAGTATCTGCCAGAAAATGCGCCACAGTTCTTGGATGATCTTGCATTGATTTCAAAACAATACGCAAACGCTATTGCTGGCCCAAGGACTGGTGTTGTGAATGCAATGGAAAAGTTCGGATCGGATCAGGGGTTTATTTCCAGGATTTTTCCTATCATTCCGTATGGCAAGAAGATTGATCAAATCATCAGCTTGCCACAACCTGATGTATTGAAGTCTGCGTCCGATCTGATGGCGAACCCCGATTTTAAGCGTGTTATTATTGCATCAGCACAGGGCAAACCAACGAAGCAGCTTGAGCAGGCGGTTGTGAAAAGCCAAGTATTTCAGAACTGGCTTGGGAAGCTGCCACCAAACTACGGAAGCAGGGTACTCTCAGTTGGTCTTGCTGATTACTTCACCGGAGAAAACGAATAATGGCACGTTACGGCGATCTAGAATCACAATATTTTGACGATGCTGGTGATCCTCTTGTCAGCGGCAAGATTTACTTCTACGAAACTGGCACGACCACGCCAAAAACAACCTACGCTGATGTGAACTATGAGATACCGAATACAAATCCGGTAATCCTTACGGCTGCTGGTCGTCAGCCCAATATATTTTTTGATGGTGTTGCGAAAGCGATTCTTACCAAATCAGACAATACGCAAATCCTTGTGCGTGATCCGGTGGGTGATACTGCATCCACCTTCGGTAGTCCGTGGGTCGCGTCAAAGGATTACAATGCAAACGATGTTGTCCAGGGTTCGGACGGCCAATTTTATGTATCGCTGACTAACGGGAATGTTAATAACAATCCGGTTACCACTTCTGGATCGTGGACGTTCCTATATTCAGTAGACTGGAACGCAGGCACTACTTATACAGAAGGCGCTGTCGTTACTGTTAGCAATCTGCTGTATCAGTCTCTCCAGAATTCAAACCTGAACCAGAATCCTGTCACTCAGGCTGCTTACTGGCGGCTAATCAGCCTGGCGTATGTATCGACGATCACCTACACAGTCGGGCAGAACGTAGTTGGGCCTGATGGGATATTTTACACGGCTCTGCGAACAACAGTTGGCGACACTCCTGCATCCTCTCCGAGCGACTGGGTGGGAACATCTGTTGCTGCTGCGGCTTCTGCAACGGCTGCTGCTGCTTCTGCCTCTGCTGCTGCTGCTAGTGCCTCAACTGCGACTACTCAGGCCACCAACGCAGCCACAAGCGCGTCTACGGCCACTACGCAGGCTACTAACGCAGCGGCTAGTGCAGCTACGGCAACAACTCAGGCAAGTAATGCAAGCACATCAGCAAGCAACGCATCTACCAGCGCAACTAATGCTGCTGCCTCTGCTTCCACAGCATCCACTCAGGCCAGCAACGCATCTACCAGCGCGACGAATGCGGCGTCCAGTGCCACATCTGCAACGGCTTCAGCATCTACTGCTACTACTCAAGCGTCTAACGCTTCGACCAGTGCGAGCAACGCTTCAACGAGTGCAAGTAATGCAAGTACCAGTGCTACCAACGCAGCTAACAGTGCTACGACAGCCACTACACAAGCAAGCAATGCCTCAACGAGCGCAAGCAGTGCTAGTACAAGCGCAACTACTGCGACTACTCAGGCATCAAATGCGAGTACATCTGCCGCAAGTGCATTGACCTACTTAAATACCTTCAAAGGTCAGTATTTCGGTTCACTGGCATCGAACCCAACAGTTGATCCGTTAGGCGATCCATTAACTGCCGGTGATTTATATTGGAACAGTGTTTCCAGTGAGATGAGAGTTTATTCCGGTGCGGTGTGGGCGGCTGCTTATTTACCAACATCAGGCTATGCAACTTCTGGCGCAAACTCAAACATCACAAGTCTAAGTGGTCTGACTACTCCGCTATCTATTGCTCAAGGTGGTACTGGAAGTGCTTCTACTGCATACGCAAGTCTTACTGCTAATGTTACTGGAACTCTGCCAGTTGCCAACGGCGGTACTGGTATTACCTCTCTTGGTACTGGCATAGCTACGTTTCTGGGAACGCCATCAAGCGCAAACCTTGCTGCTGCGGTCACCGACGAAACTGGCTCTGGCGCCCTGGTGTTTGCTACGTCACCGACTCTGGTTACTCCGGTACTGGGTACTCCAACATCAGGCAACCTGTCCAACACAACGGCAGACGGCACAAACTCTATAGGCTTCAAGAGCGTACCAGCGGTCGGAACTAAGACAGCGAGCTACACACTAGCAGTGGGCGATGTTGGTAAATACGTTCAACTAGGCGCAAGCGGTGCGATAGTTATCCCAGACGCAACCTTTGCCGAGGGTAACGCGATTACACTGTTCAACAACACCGGCTCTACTGCCACCATCACTTGCAGCATCACCACAGCCTATATCGCAGGCACTTTCACTGACAAGGCGACCATGACCCTTGCTGCTGCGGGTGTTGCGACTATCCTGTTTATATCGGGCACAACCTGTGTCGTTGCGGGGAATGTAACGTGAGTTCTAATCAGCAGCTATTATTGGGTGAGGGTGCGGGCGGTGGCATACCTAACTACATCGAGGAAGTGTTCTCGACTTATCTGTATGACGGCACTGGCGCGACGCAGACGATTACAAACAATATTGATCTGTCCACTAAGGGCGGGTTGGTTTGGATCAAAAATAGAGCCACAACATCTGGGTTTACGTTTAATCACTTTTTATTTGATACAACTAGAGGGGCTTTAAATCGGCTTATCACAAATAACACAGACTCCTCTCAAGGAACTACCGGCACATTAACTTCTTTCAATACCAATGGCTTTTCATTAGGAGCGGACTCTGGTGGAAACGTCAATTATGGAACTGGGACAAATACCTACGTCTCATGGACATTCCGCGAGCAGCCGAAGTTCTTTGATGTTGTGACGTATACGGGCACAGGCTCTAACACTACCGTTGCTCACACTTTAGGCGCAGTACCAGGCTGTATTATCGTCAAGCGCACAGACACCACAGCGGATTGGGCTGTCTACCATCGTTCACTAGCTAATACCCAATACCTTGTCTTAAACACCACAGCCGCAGCAGCTACAGGCGCAACTTGGTGGAACTCTACAACTCCAACATCCGCAGTCTTTAGCGTAGGCACTGACGCAAGTGTTAATGCCTCTGGCGGCACTTACGTCGCCTACCTCTTCGCCCATGACGCAGGCGGCTTTGGTCTGGCTGGTACGGACAATGTGATTTCGTGTGGGACTTACACAACCACAGGCAATGACAACATCACACTTGGATACGAGCCGCAATTCATTATTGAAAGGCGCACCAACGATGTAGGTGACTGGTCGATATTTGACACTATGCGTGGAATGTCTCAAACCAACCTGAAAGAGTTAGAGGCCAACACATCTGCCGTTGAATCTTCATATGCCGTTGGGTATGTAAAACCAACCGCAACTGGATACAACAGCACATGGTGGTCTGCTGGCCAAACTGTCATCTACATAGCCATCCGCCGTGGCCCGATGAAAGTGCCGACTAGCGGGACGAGTGTTTATAGTCCTGTTGCGTATACCGGAACGGGAGCTGACTCAACAACAACCACAGGCTTTGTTACCGACCTTGCAATCATCAAATCCAGAGGAATTTATTCTCCAAGTTTTGAGGATAGGTTGCGCGGAGCAAACAGGGTTTTGGAAAGCAGCGGCACAGGCGCAGAAATTACAACAACACAATATGTGCTTGGGTTTGATGCTCAGACCGGAGTAAGAATTGGAACTGATGCTGGCGTTAATGGCAGTGGCACAACTTATGTAAACTGGGCCTTCAAACGCGCCCCCGGCTTCTTTGATGAGGTGTGCTATACGGGGACGGGGAGTGCGACAACGGTGACGCATAATCTTGGTGCAGTGCCTGAGTTGGTGATTACAAAAGCAAGAAGTAGTGGTCACTGGCAGCTATATGTCGCTTCACTAGGCAACACATATACAATCTCATTGAATGGGAATTACGCTGCTTGGGTCGATACGTCTATTTGGAACTCCACAAACCCAACCGCATTTGTTTTTAGCGTTAACAGTAATTCCTATAATAATAATACCGGCTACACCTATGTCGCCTACCTTTTCGCCACCTGCGCTGGTGTCAGCAAAGTTGGCTCATACACAGGCAACGGCTCAAGTCAGACCATAGCGTGTGGCTTTACTGCTGGCTCAAGGTTCGTGATGATTAAGCGCACTGACTCAACGGGTGATTGGTACGTCTGGGATTCAGCTAGAGGTATCATCGCAGGTAACGACCCGCACCTAAGCCTCAACGACACAGCGGCTGAAGTCACCACAGACGACAGCGTGGACACCGACAACAGTGGGTTCATTGTGAACCAGCTTTCAGCTACAAACGTCAACGTGTCATCAGCAACCTATATCTTCCTTGCAATAGCTTGAGGTAATTATGCAAATCCGAATCAGAGCAACAGGGCAGGTACTGCTAGAGCACGAGTGGATCAAGTGGGTAGCAACTACTTACGCAAAATCCATTAGCGCAATGACCGCTGACATATACGACCGCTTCGACTCTGACGCAGTGTTCGAGGGCGCACAAGCAACGGGCGGGAATGTGTATCAATACTCCCAACGTGACGGCGTAGAACAGCAGTCAGATGGCAAGTGGTACACCAAGTACATCCTTGGGCCAGTGTTCACTGATGGCGAGACTACAGCCGCAGAGCAGGAAGCAGCTTACAAGGCGCAGAAAGATACTGAACAAGCTGCAAGTGTACGAACCTCCCGTACAGAGAAACTCAAGGATTGCGACTGGACTCAGATTAGCGACAGCACAGCAGACAAAGCAGCCTGGGCTACTTACCGGCAAGCACTGAGAGACATTACTAAACAAGCAGGTTTCCCTTGGACTGTAGTCTGGCCTACACAGCCAGTGTGAGGTAGATCATGCCCGACTCAAACATCATCGACGCACTAATAGCAGCAGCAGGCGGCGTGGTTGCCTACTTTGTGAAATCGACCCGCGACGACAACCGGGAGCAGGATCGGAAGATTGAAACTCTCCAGAGAGAACAAGCTGCACTTCTGAGTCGAGAAGAGTTCCGCCAGGACATGCACCTTCTGCGGCAAGAGATGAACGCCAACTTCGACAAAGTGTTTAGCAAACTAGACAAGAAGGCAGACAAATGAGCGACGAGAATCCCGAACGGTAGATGAAGGCGGAGTAATGTTGTGCTTGATCCGATCACGGCGTTTGCCACCGCCTCGGCGGCTTTCAATTTTCTCAAACGGGCGGTCGAAACTGGCCGTGAGATTGAGGACGTAGGCTCGCAGTTGGGAACGTGGTTCGGGGCGTGTGCGGATTTAAAGCAGCATGAAGAGGAATCCCGTGATCCTCCTCTTTTCAAGAAGCTGTTACACAAGGGTTCCGTTGAACAGCAGGCGATGGAGAACCTTATGCGCAGGAAAAAGATTGAACAGCAAGAGCGCGAACTGCGCGAGCTAATCGTGTTGCGTTTTGGTGTTGATTCTTACCGCGAGATGATGACTGAGCGTAGGCAGATCACGGAAGGCCGGGAACGTAGAGCCATGCTTCAGCATAGAAGTAGGGCCAAAGCCATCCAGAACGCAATCGCGGTGGTCTTGATTGTAGGAATTTTTGCAGTGCCTGTTGCAGTAACCATGTGGCTATTTGAAAAGGTTAAATAATGCTGACTTTACTTTCTACTATCATTTCGTTTTTGGCCGGTGGCCTGCCCAAGTTGCTGGATTTCTTCCAGGATCGGCAAGATAAGAAGCACGAACTGCTGCTGCTTCAAGCTGCAAAAGAGCGCGAGCTTGAGATGGCAGAGCGTGGCTACATTGCACAAGCCAAGATGGAAGAGATCAAGAACGAGGCCATCTTTGTAAAAACAGCAGCTTCGCAGCAGGCCGCGTTGCTCAATCACGACATCGAGATCGGTAAAGGCGCGTCAACGTGGGTCATTAACTTGCGTGCGCTAGTTCGTCCGCTGATCACTTACGGAATGTTCCTGCTGCTCTGCGCTGTTGATGGGTTCGGCTTCTACTATGCCATCCAGACAGGAGTTGAGTTCCAAGACGCAATGGCCCTGCTCTGGGATGAAGAAACGCAGATCATCTGGAGTTCCATAGTAGCGTTCCACTTTGGTAGCCAAGCGTTCAAAAAATGAAAGTCTCTGATGCTTGCGTGGAAATGATTAAGCATCACGAGGGCAAAAGGAATAAGCCATACTCCTGCCCTGCTGGGTTATGGACAATAGGCGTAGGACACGTTCTGTACCCAGAGCAAGCGAAGCTAAAACTGGAAGAGCGGAAGGCGTACCCACTACGACCCGAACATGACAAAATTTGGAGTGACGGTGGGATTGATGCGATTCTTAGAAGTGATCTTACTCGGTTTGAGAGCGGTGTACTTAGACTGTGCGCTGGCGCTATTAATAGCCAAGCACACTTTGACGCTCTGGTTTCCTTCTCTTTCAACGTGGGCCTCGGCAGTCTGCAATCTAGTACCTTGCGGATGAAGTACAACCGGGGTGAGTATGAGGCAGCAGCAGACGAGTTTGTAAAATGGAACAAAGGCGGGGGCAGGATATTACCGGGACTGACTCGGCGCCGGCTGGCAGAGCAGGCTTTGTTTTTAACTGGGCGTTAAGCGGTATTGTTACAAAATAACAAATAAAACAGTTTACAAATCTCCGAATGCGTATATTATTAGCCTTCCTTAACCAAGCGAGGGCTTGTAAATGTATACCATCCAACAGAAACTTAAAGCGCCAAAAGGCCAGTTTAACTCCTTCGGTAAGTACAAATACCGGAGTTGTGAGGACATAGTAGAGGCTGTAAAGCCTTTACTGGCAGAGGCCGGTTATCACCTTATCCTTACCGATGACATCGTCATGGTAGGGGACAGAATATACGTTAAGTCTACTGCTTCTGTCCTGAAAGGGACTGAGGTGCTTGGGAGCGCGTCAGCGTTTGCCAGAGAGCCTTTAGAAAAGAAGGGTATGGATGCCAGCCAAATCACAGGGACGGCTTCAAGTTATGCCCGTAAGTACGCTCTTAATGGTTTATTCGCCATAGACGATACCAAGGATGCCGACACTATGGCTCCTGTGGCTAACGATGGCTATATAACACCAGAGCAGGCTAGGAAGGTCAGCGAACTGTTGTCGGAAACGGAAAGTGACGTAATCGCTTTCTGCAAACACTTCAAGGTTGAGTGCATTGATTTTTTGAGGCAGAACGACCTTGAACGCGCTATGTTCGCACTTGAAAAGAAGCTGGGGGCCAAATGAGAATCCTGCCTCACGCTCAAAGAACTCCCGAATGGTACGCTGCTCGGCTGGGTGTACCGTCTGCTTCATACTTCGAAAAAATCATTACTCCCACTTGTAAACCTTCCAGTCAGATTGAGGGTTATACCAACCGCTTGATCGCTGAAAAAATCATGGGGAAACCCTGTGATGCGGATGAACCGAATGCTGCAATGCAGCGTGGGACAGAGCTAGAACCACAGGCGAGGGATTATTACTCGCTGATCGCTGGGCCTGTCGAGGAGGTCGGGTTCTGTTTGCACGATGAATACGACTTCGGCTGTTCACCAGATGGCCTAGTAGGTGATGGCATTGTGGAGATTAAGTGTCCGATGCCGTGGACTCATGTGGAGTATCTGAGGGATGGTGTTATGCCTTCTAAATACATTCCACAAGTCCAGGGTCAACTTCTTGTAACTGGCAGGCCGTGGTGTGACTTCATTTCATTCCATCCTGATATGCGACCGTTGATAGTTCGGGTAGAGGCTGACAGGAAGTATCAAGCTACGTTGTTAGACCTGTTGGTGAAGATGATTCACGAAATTAAAACACAGAGTGAGGCACTCAAATGACTTTGCTTGAATTTATGTACCAAGAACAAACTGGCAAGAGGTGGGAGGAGGAAAACCCTGTCATCAGGGGATTTGTAATAGAGGGATGGAATCTGGCACTGCAAGCAATCAAACGGCAATCTGAACTTTTGGAGGTAGAAAATGAAATATGACAACTCAGGAATCCTTGGGAAGAATCTTCGTAAGACCAGTGACTCGCATCCTGAATACACAGGTTCGATTACTGTGGACGGGAAAGAATACTGGTTAAACGGCTGGGTTAAAGATGGCGCTAAAGGGAAGTTCTTTTCACTAGCAGTAAAGCTGAAAGAAGAACCGAAACAAGAAACGAAACAAGAATCAAAAAAAGCAATGGTGGATGCTGATGTCCCATTTTAATGCTGGCTACGCTCTAAGGAAAATAATCCGCAGCAGAGATATCACGATGGCGTCTATCGCTCGCAGGATGGACATCAAGACACAACAGGTCTATCGGTTTACAAAGTCGCGTGATATGAAATTATCGACTGCTATACGGTTGTGCGAGATTATCGGTATTCCATTGTCTGAGCTTGTGGAGGTGTCGCATGGATCAGTGGATAGTAAACAGTGATGAAAAGCTGGAGTTTCTGATTTCACATATCAGAGCGGAATACGCAAAGCATCATTACTTAAACGTAGAAATGTCTAACGGCAAGCAAAGGAGTGCTCGCCAGAACAACGCTCTTCATGTGTGGTTGTCGATGGTAGCTAAAGCCCTAAACGATCAAGGCAGGGATATGAAGAAGACCCTGAAGGCTGATGTTGAAATCCCGTGGACAACACAGACCGCTAAGGATCATTTATGGCGACCAGTTCAGATCGCTGTCTGTGGACAGGAGTCTACTGTTGACGCTGCGAAGGTTGACTATGTAAAAGTCTTTGAGGTGCTCAACAGACATTTTGGGGAGAAATTTAACTTACACATTCCGTGGCCGGTGAAACATGAATCCTAAACAGTCTCAGTTGTATGATTTAGGACGGCAGGCAAGGATCGCCGGTTATGAACTGGGTGCGTGTAATCTTTCCCATCATGACGTTAACCGCGTGTGGTGGGTCGCTGGCTGGCATGATGAAGGAGTGGAAATTGAACATAAAAATACTGGCAGCGGACACATGGTTCTCAAAGTGCGTGAGGGAGTCAGCTGACTGGATTTGTCAGAGGTGTAAATCACAGCACGAAGAAGGCACTTCAGGGCTTCACTGTGCGCATTTCATGTCTAGGGGGAAGTGGGCTACTCGGTTTGATCCATCGAACGTGGCTGCGCTCTGTTACGGTTGTCATTCGTTTCTAGATCGAAATCCACATGAGAAGTTGAAGTGGTTTGAGGGATACCTGGGTAAACGTGTAGCTGATGCAATGATTGAAAAGTCCGAAGATACAAGGCACGGTTTGAAGAAGCTCAAGAAGGAAATCGCTAGTCACTATCGTGCTGAACACAAAAAACTGCTCGAAAACAAGGGACAAAACCAACGAAAAAACCGTCAATTTGTCCCCTTCTGAGCTAAGTAATTGATTCCCAAAGCTATATATTTTTGCCTAAATATAAGCAAAAGTGTTTACAAGCAATCCGAATGGAGTAATATACGCACATACCGCAGCAACCGCAGCGGCAAAAACAGAGGGCAAAGAGAATGAGCAAGTACACTTTTTACGTTGAAGGATGCGGAATTGAGTTGTCAGTCACGGCAGACAGTGAGAAGTCAGCCCACAAGATGGCATGGGCCATGCTGAGTGACGAACAGAAAAACAGTGCAGCATGTCTTGATTGCGTTGAAGTTGAGGCAGTATGACCGACGGCGTTCGCGGCCATCGTTTCTACGCAAAATTCTAACCCCCGCGCCAAGGACGGCGCATAACTGGAGAGAGAACATGAGCAACTTTATTTATGCAGCAATGAGCAATACATACTACTCAGAAGATGCAATTTTAAACGTGCTGGAAGGCATGGTTATCAGCATTGTCGTAGCGCAATCTGATTCTAGTCAGCTTGAAGCTGGCGGCGAATTTCTATGCGATTTCAACTAATGAACAATTCTTTTGACAGAGGCGCTGCCGACTCTTACTACGGCAGACCGATCATCCCGCACAAGATGGTGGACGGTAAACAAGTCCTACTTGAAAGAGGGAAGGAGTGGGATGAGTACATGGAAGGGTACGCATGTAACGAAGACTTGGGTAATTTCAAAGACTGGGGCCAGGATAGTCCCAGCGTATGGGGGAATCATGAAGTATTTTAGAGATGTTGTTTTTTTTACGGTCACGTTCTTCGTGATCGGATATGTTTTAACGTATCTGGCGTTTCTATGAAAGTGCCGAAACTAAAATGGAATGAGGACGCAGGAGAGGGATATGTAATTTTTCCTGATGAGTTCAATTCATTGCACTGGGTAACCAAAGCAGATGCGATTGAGGACTGGATTATAGAACTTCAGGATAAATATAAATACGTTATTGAGGCGAACGATGGTACTAAAAAAAATTCATGACCGCTGGTGGATGCTTACCAGTGATGATGGGGAAGTGAGGCTAACCTGGTTCGGCCAAACCAAAGAAGAAGTAATGGGCCGCTTCCGAAGCTACATTCGAGAGCTTGACTTGGACAAAGTTCGGACAAGAGGAGTGGGTAGATGACTACGTACACATGCGTGTGTGAACTCAAAAACATTTGTCTGTCACCAGTGTGTGACCAACCGTTTGAAGCATGTTCTGCCGAACTCAACTGGTGCGGCAACATTGGCAAGGACGGTAATC